CGGACACGGCGCCGACCGAACCGGCGTAGTAGCTGCGGCTCCACAATGTCGGCAAACGGGAGCGCAGCGAGGCGAACTCCTGCCGCAACACACGGCTAGACCGCCCTTTGAAGCGGTTGACGATCTCAGCAACGGACAATGTAGGGTCGGCTTCGACGAACAGATGCACGTGGTCCGGCATCACTTCCATCGTATGGACCGTCATGGCGTGTTCTTCGGCGGTCTTGGCGATCAGTTCCTTGAGCCGATCATCTATCGGCGCGACCAGTACTTTGCGCCGATACTTCGGACACCAGACAAGGTGGTATTTAAGGCTGAAAACCGCCCCGGCATTGGTTCTGTATCGCGGTTCGGCGCTCATGCCAAACATTATACACACGTCGGATATCTAAGCAAGAGCGCTTCGCACCCTGCGCTATCCCTCTGTCGCCTGAAGGCGACAGTTTCTCGCGGAGTTTACCTATGAATGTTGTATAGGGCAAATATGCCCGAGCGTCCAGGGATATCTATGAGTGATCGTAACAACACTGCGACGTAAGCATGCCACCCTCCCGCAAGCGTAAGCGCGGGGCCGCGGCACCGCCCATCGCCGCGCCGCCCGCCAAACGCCCGGCGCATCGGCCGCCCTACGAGGCCACCGACAAGGACCGCCTGACCGTCAAGGTGATGGTTGCCGGCGGCATCGAGCAGGACGCCATCGCCGGCGTGCTGGGGATTTCATCGGTGACGCTGCGCAAGTATTTTCGCCGCGAGATCGCCACCGGTGCGGCGGAGATTGGCGCGCAGGTGGTGGCGTCGCTGATCACCCTGGCGGTTGGCCAGAAGGCGGCCCCTGGGCGCCCGGCCCTGGCGGCGAACGTGCAGGCCGCCAAGTGGTATACCCAGGCGCGCATGGGCTGGCAGGAGCGTGTTGTCGTCGTCGATGGCGGCAGCGAGGTCGACCCCGCGACGCTGTCGGATAGCGAGATCGCCGATCGGCTGGCGAAATTACGCCGCTCGCCCGGCCTGCTACGCGCCGCGAAGGCGACGGGGACGGTTCACTGATCGCCCGGCGAACCAGCTGATTCGCCTGTCCGTAACGGATAGACCGCGTCGGCCACCCGTTTCGCCGCGAGCGCGGTGCGGAATGGCCTATGGCAGCACGGACATGTCGTCATGACCGGCCGCCCATCGGGAGGGCAAACGATCCAGGTCGCTTCAAACGCCTTGGCGACCCTCATCCCGTCGCTACGACCAAGGTCGTCCCAGCCTGCAACATCATCCTCGCCCATGCCACCCTCCGGAGCCGACGATGCCACTCGACGCCACCCACGCCAACACGGCAGAAACGCCGTTTCGCCTGAGCAAGACCGGCGTGATCACCGAGGCCTTTGCCAATATCGGGACAACCGCCGATACGATGATGCCGCGGCCGCGCAAGGCGCGTGATCGGGTAGCCGAGGAACTCTGGCGTGCGCAGCTGCTAAGCGGGCTGGCCGAGCAGCGTAAGAACGACGCGAAACGGGCCGCGATCGCCGCCGGCGTCTTGCCTGATTACACGACCGAGCCGTTCCCGGTCGGCACGGCCGAAACGGTCTATGCCGGCCCTGCGGTCACTATCGGCCTGAAGGTGGTCAACCAGGGCGACCGCGTGGACGTGCCGGGCCTGGTCGCCGATCTGGAAAAATCCGGGATCAAGCCGACGGTGCTCAAGCGGCTGGTCAAGAAGCACACCAGGTCGTTCGGCGGCGCGCACATTTTCACCGCGTCCCTGGTGTCGCCGTAGGGCGCCATGCCGGCCGTCTTGCGAGCAGCACGTCCTGCGGACCTCATGCGAACAGCACGTCCTTCGGACCTCATGCGAACAGCACGTCCTTCGGACGATGGAATCCACCCCGATCTCACCCAATACCGTCTGCTGGCCGAGATCCAACGTCGCCGCGAATGCCGCCGCAGCTTCCTCGCCTGGTGCACCGAGGCGCTCGCTCCGTTCGGGCAAACTCCGGCCGCGCACCATCGGCTGCTGATCGACGAGCTGCAGGCGATCGTGCGGGGCGAGACACGCCGGCTGATGATCAACATGCCGCCGGGATCGGCGAAATCGACCTATGCTTCGGTGCTGTTTCCGGCCTGGGCGCTGTCACAACGCGCTGGTCTCGACGTGATCGGTGCCAGCAACACCGCGGGGATGGCGGAGGGATTTAGCCGCCGGGCGATGGGCCTGGTGCGCGATCACGGTCAAACCCTCGGCTACGGCCTGACGCGCGAGACCGCGGAGCTGTGGGAGACGACCAACGGCGGGCGTTACCGCGCGGCGGGAATTGGTGGGGCGATCGCCGGCGTTCGCTGTGATATCGCATTGATCGATGATCCGACCCGATCGCGCGCGGACGCGGAATCGGCGACGGTGCGGGACAGCCAGTGGGCGTGGTTTACCGGTGACCTGCGCACCCGATTGAAGCCCGACGCGAGCATCGTGGTCATTATGACCAGATGGCATCCGGACGACCTCGGCGGCCGGCTGCTCGATCGCCAGCCCGGTCTTTGGCGGGTGGTCTCGCTGCCGGCGATCGCCGAGGCCGACGATGCGGTCGGACGCGCGCCGGGCGAGTGGCTCTGGTCCGACGACGGGTATGGCTACAGCGGCGAGCTGCGCAAGGTGTACGACGAATACGAGGCGGCCGGCGCGACCCGCGACTGGGCGGCGCTTTATCAGCAACGACCCCGCCCGGCGGAAGGCAGCCTGTTCAAGATCGCGATGATGCCGACCGTCGACGCGGCCCCCGCCGGTGGGGTGACCGCGCGGGCCTGGGATCTGGCGGCGACCAAACAGACCGGCACGCGTGACCCGGACTTCACCGCCGGGGTGAAACTGCACCGGGCACCGTCCGGCCAGTTCACCGTACTCGACGTGGTGCGATTGCGCGGCGGCCCGGACGAGGTCGAGGCGGCGATCGTCAACACCGCGCGGCAGGATGGCCAATCGGTGCGCATCGGCCTGCCGCAGGACCCCGGGCAGGCCGGCAAGACGCAGGTGCTTTACCTGACCCGGAAACTGGAGGGCTTCATGATCGAGAGTTCTCCCGAGACCGGTGACAAGGGCACCCGCGCCGCCCCCGTCGCCTCACAAAGCAATGTCGGCAACCTCTCGGTCGTTCGCGCACCCTGGAACGCAGCGTTCCTCGACGAGCTGGCGGCGTTCCCGTCTGGCACGCACGATGACCAGGTTGATGCGCTCAGCCGCGCGTTTGCCATGGTCGGCATGAACCGCGGCCCGATCACCATTTCGCCGGAGCTGCTCGCCGCCTCTCGCCGCCGTCCGTGAGGTGGTCCTGGCCATGGCGGCAGGCGGTCGCCGCACCGCCGCTGCCGCCCGCGCGGATCGAGCCGAGCGTGCGAGCACCGCTCAAGATCACGCCGGAGCTGCTGGCGGCCTCGCGCGTGGAGCGCGCCTTCGGCACGACGCGCGTGGAGCGCGCCTTCGGCACGACGCGCGGCCAGTCGCATCAGGCGCCCACGACACCCTGGACCATCCCGCAACCACCGCCGGGCATGCTGCCTGACGGCGCAAAGACGATGGCGATGGATGAGGACATCGGCGGCCTTTACGGCTGGGCCGGCGGCTACGGCGGGACGGGTGGGCTGTTTGGCGAGGGGTTGTCGTTCGTTGGCTATGCGTATCTCGCCGAGCTGACGCAACGGCCGGAATACCGGCGCGGGTCGGAGATCATCGCCAAGGAGATGACGCGGAAATGGATCCGCCTCACCGCGGCGGGCGATGACGACAAGACCGACAAGCTGGCGGCACTCGACGCGGCGATGAAGCGGCTGCGGGTGCAGGACGCGTTTCGCCGCGCTGCCGAGCACGACGGCTTCTTCGGCAAGGGGCAGATCTATCTCGACACCGGCGCGACGCAGGACCCGGCCGAATTAAAGACGCCGCTGATCCTGGACCGCGCGAAGATCAAGCCGGGTGGATTGAAGCGGCTGGTCGTGGTCGAGCCACTCTGGACCTATCCGACGGCCTACAATGCGATCGACCCGCTGGGCGCCGATTATTACAAACCGCAGGCCTGGTACGCGATGGGCAAGGAAGTGCACGCGTCGCGCTGGCTGACCTTCGTCGGCCGCGAGCTGCCGGACCTGCTCAAGCCGGCCTATATGTTCGGTGGGCTGTCGCTCACCCAGATGGGCAAGCCGTACGTCGACAACTGGCTCCGCACGCGTCAATCGGTGTCCGACCTGATCCACTCGTTTTCGGTCTCCGGACTGAAGACAAATTTGGGCGGGGCGTTGACCGGCGGCGGTTTGGCTAGCGGCGGCGGCCTCGGCGTGATGGATCGCGTGGCGCTGTTCAACAACATGCGCGACAACAGCGGCTCGCTGGTGCTCGATAAGGACAGCGAAGACTGGTTCAACATCTCGACCCCGCTCGGCACCCTCGATCACCTGCAGGCGCAGGCTCAGGAGCACCAGTCGGCGGTCTGGGGCATCCCGCTGATCGTTTTCTTCGGCATCACCCCGTCCGGATTGAACGCGTCCTCGGATGGCGAGATCGCCGTCTGGAATGCCTGGATCGAAGCGCAGCAGGAGCATCTGTTCACCGCCAACCTGACCCGGCTGTTGCAGATCATCCAGCTGTCGGAATTCGGCGAGATCGATCCCGACATCGGCTTTGTCTGGGAGAAGCTGGGCAAGATCGACGCGACGGCCGCGGCGGCGATCCGCAAGTCGGATGCCGATGTCGCGGTGGCCTATATCGGCGCCGGTGTGCTGGCGCCCGAGGAAGAGCGGACGCGGCTGGCGGCGGCCGAGGACAGCCTCTATCCGGGGTTGGATGTCAGCGACCTGCCGGAGATGCCGGAAGAGCCCGGGCTGCCGGATGACGCGGGTGCAATGCCTCCCACAGGCGATTCAGCTGAATCGCCGGAGGAGCACCCATGACCATCATCCCCGGCGTGCATCCCTATGCGGTGCGCCACCATCCGGCATCACCCGCCCCGACAAGCTGGACGATACCCGATCTATGCGCGGCGTATGACTGGCCGAGCGGGCTGGCCGGCGGCGGGATCATCGGCATCGTCGAGCTGGGCGGCGGTTATCTGGCAAGCGACATCACCGCCGCGTTCACCGCGATGCAGCTGCCGGCCCCGGCGATCAGCAACATCTCGGTGGACGGCGTGACCAACAACGACCCGAGTGACGGCAATCCGGCGAATGGCGAGGTCACGCTCGATATCCAGATCGCCGCCGCGTCGTATGCGATGGCGACCAACGAAGCGGCGCAGGTGCTGATCTTCTGGGGCCAGGACATCGCCGCCTGCGTCACGGCGGCGGCGAATTACGGCTGCGCGGTCTGCTCGATCTCGTGGGGTGCCGACGAGGCGCTGTGGGGCCAGGCGGCCGGCGATGCGATGGAGGATGCCGCGCATGATGCGACCGCTTCGGGGATGATCATCTTCGCCGCGGCCGGCGATAACGATTCCTCCGACGGCGGTCCAACCGCCGCCAACGTCGACCTGCCGGGCTCGGCGCCGCACGTGATTTCCTGTGGTGGGACCAGCAAGCCGGCCGATGGCGCCGAGGTGGTCTGGAACAACGAACCGGGCCACAGCAATGGCACGGGAACCGGTGGCGGCTTTTCGACGCTGTTCGGGGCGCAGGCGTGGCAGCTGGGGGTTCCGGCGGCACCGCACGGCCAGGCCCCTCCCCAACTGGGTCACCCCCAACCGGGTCGTCCCCGGCTGGGTCGCATGGTGCCGGATGTATCCGCCAACGCGGATCCACAAACCGGCTACGTGATCGTGCTGGACGGTCAGCCACAGGTGTTTGGCGGCACCTCGTGCGTCGCCCCGCTGTATGCCGGGCTGTTCGCCGCGATCAATCCCGGTGTGGGTTTCGTCACGCCGGCGCTGTATCTGGACCAGACCGGTTTTGCCGACATCACGGTGGGCGATAATGGCGCTTATCAGGCGCGGCGTGGCCCGGATCCCTGCAGCGGGATCGGCGTACCGGTCGGGGCGGTCCTGGAAGCCTTGTTCAGCTATGCCGCGTGCTGAGGCTCTCGCGCGGGGCGTCCAGGCGGCGGGTTGTGCTGGTGAAACGCGGCCATCGTCTCTAGCCAATCGGCGACGTCCTCGGGTATCCGCACCTGTCCGCGTGCCCACTGGCGCACCGTGCCTTCCTGCCGGCCGAGCGAGCGTGCAAGGCCGCGTTGGGTCCATTCCAACGCAGCCAGGCACTCGCGCAGGCGCGTTGGCGTCACGCGGCGCCAATCCGGAAGGCGTGCAGCAACTCCGGCAGCCGGGCGACCACGCCGGCGACAATGGCGCCTAGCACGGTGAGAACGGCGGTCAGTGGCACGATCCACTTGTCGCGGTTGAGCGTGTTGCCCTCGGCCATGAGCTTGTGCTGTTCGGCGACGAACTTGCGGGTTTCTTCCTGCTGGCGCTCAATCCGGCTCACCAGTTCGTCGAGTTCCAGGCGGGGGCGCCAGTCCGCGGGAACGTCACTCATCGAGGCTGCCGCGTGAACCACAGCCAAGCCCGGCCGATTGCGGACAGGGCGAGCAGAGAACCGGGCGCGAAAACGTACCAATAGGTTTCGAAACTCATGGTGTCCGGCCGGTTTGAATGAAGTGGGTTAGCACCCAGGCCGCGAGCGCTATCAGCCCGGACGCGAAGGCTACGCCAGCACCGAATGCCGCGGACATTGCCTTTACCGGCTCCCATCGACGCTGCTCGTCCTTCAGCTTAGTATCCGCCTCCTTGTTCGCGATATCGGCCATGAGCAGCCTACCTTTCAATTCGCGTTCTTCGTCATCCGTCAAAATGGCACGGGGTCATCGGGGTGTCCTCGATCCGCCGGGCCTGATCGCCTCGGCCCGTTCTGTCTAGCCGATATACGCAAATCGCGCAACATAAATATGCGCAAAATGCGGATAAGGATACCTAACCGATGCCCCGCCGCACGCTGACGGCTCCGACGAAGAAGCCCGTCACCCTGGCGGCGATCCACCCGAACGCCGGTGTGTGCGCGCTCTACCGGCGCAAGCTGGATCGGCTGATCGACGAGATGCACGCCAGCCTGGTCTACTGGATCAGCGCCGCCTACCGCGCCAACCCGCCTGAGATGGCGGCCCCGGATCTTGCCCAGGACGACGACAGTCCGGCGATGGGGCTGCGCTTCGATATGCGACAACTCGGCAACCGCTGGCTGTCACGCTTCGACAAGGCCGGCCCGGAACTGGCGAAGTGGTTCGCCACGGCGGTGAAGGACCGCTCCGACTGGGCCTTGCGGGATACCCTGAAGCGGGCCGGCTTTACCGTCGAGTTCAAGCTGACCGCCGCCGCCAATGATACGCTACAGGCGACGATCGGCGCGCAGGTCGGCTTGATCCGCTCGATCGCCACGCAGCATCTGACGCAGGTCGAGGGGGCGGTGATGCGCTCGGTGCAGGCCGGACGCGATCTCGGCTCGCTGGCGAAAGAGCTGGAGGCGACGTATGGCGTGACCAAACGCCGGGCGGCGTTCATTGCGAGATCGCAAAATAATATTGCCACGGCGACGATTACCCGGGTGCGGCAGGCCGAACTCGGCATCGTCACCGCCAAATGGCTGCATTCGGGGGGAGGACGCCATCCCAGGCCGCAACATGTCGCGGCCAGCGGCAAGACCTACGACGTTGGCAAGGGGATGTTCCTCGAAGGTGTGTGGACCTTTCCGGGCGTGCAGCCAAACTGTCGCTGTGTATCGATCAGCATCGTGCCCGGACTGGAGTGATATCCTCGACAAGCTTCACGCGGCTGGGCGTTTCTCGCCGCTCCAGCCATCGGGTAGTGGGTGGGCCGCATGCGCCTTCGCCAGCCGCTCCAGCCACGCGGCGACGTTGTCCGGCACCGGGTACCGCCCGGTTGCCCAACGCCGCACACGGGTTTCGTGCAGGCCGAGGGTATCGGCAAGAGCCCGCTGGCTCCAGCCGATCAGGTCAAGGCACTCACGCAGGCGGGTCGGGGTCATGGCGCGCTCCCGGATCAGCGGAGATAGTGGAACACCGCGGTGAGCAGGCCTGCCAGGACGACCAGCATGCCGCCCATCTTGATTGTCATGCGCTGTTCGAGGGCGGCCAGATCGTGTTTCACGTCGATCTTGAACGCATCGAAATCGTGTTTCATGTCGATTTTGAACGCATCGAAATCGTGTTTCATGTCGATCTTGAACGTCTCGAAATCGTGCTTCATGCCAATTCCGAGATCCATGACATCGCTGCGTGTCGCCACGGCGGCGACCGTCGCGGCATCGCCAAGGGCTGAGGTCATGGCGCGCGCCTGCTGGTCGGTAAAGCCGCCCGCCTGGAGCGTCTCGACCATCTTGAGCGTGTCGAAAAGGACTGTGTTCATCCGGGTGAACCCTTGATTTTCCGGAGCCGAAGCGCTCTCGGTGAAGCCACTATCGGCCATGACGCATTTCGCGTCAAGTCTGATTCGATCACGAAACCGCCGCTGCGTATCGATCAGCATCGTGCCCAGATTGGCGTGATGCGGGCTGGAGTAATGGACGGGTTGGCGTGATGCGGGCTGGAGTAATGGACGGGTTGGCGTGGCTCATCAAGCGGAAACGAAGGCGTCGTCCCATGTCCCGGATTACACTTGGCTCCAGAGTTCGCGACATCGTCAGCGGTCACCAAGGTATCGCGACCTCGCGCGTGGAATATCTGACCGGATGCACGCAATACTGCGTCTCGCCGGCCGTCCAGGCTGACGGCAAGCTGCCAGAACGCTCTACGTCGATGAGGCGCGATTGGAAGTCCTGGATGACGGCGTGATCGGGCATTTTCAGTCAAGCGTTTGTCGCCGCAGCCTGTCAGCGGTTGGCGGTGACATGGGACGTGAAACGCCGCGTCGCTAGGCGTCGCGCCGGGGCTGGTGTGATAGCGGCTGGAGTAGTGGGGGATCTAGCGATGGGGGATCTTGCGATGCCGCGTTACGTCACCCGCGCGTTGATTTGGATCGAGGACGAGGTTGCGGACACAGCCCGCGCTGATCCCCGCAGCATCACCGTGCATGAGCGTGAGCAACGCACGGCGGATACCGGGCTGGTGGACTCTACCGGGGTGCCGATCTACCGCGTCGCGGATCGCGTGCCGATGGGGTTTCGGAAGGGATAGGGCTGCAGGACGGGTTCGACACCGACTGGTTCGGATACGCCCACTACGTTGCATCTCTCGTAGGTTCGTCCTCATCCCTTACGAGCCTCCAGGGCGCGGCACGTCCATCCGCACTGCCGCAGCTGGTGAATGCTACAGGACGCCCCGCACCCATGCCAGTCATGCCGCAAGACCGCCTCGCGCTGGACCGCGCCTCCGCGCGCACGATCGACGCCGACGGTCACCTGCATGTCGCGGCCTCCAACATCTCGAAGGCGCAGGTGTCCGGCTATCTCGGCCGCGAGATCCCCGACTGCGAGAACCTCGGCCTGCAGCCGGACCGGCTCTACCAGCTGTTGCGCGATCCGGCGGAGCTGGAAAAAGCCGCCGCCTCGTTCAACGGCAAACCGCTGCTGATCACCCACAAGCCGCAGACCGCGGCGGAGCATGACCACGAACTGACCGTCGGTGCGGTCAGCAACGTCGCATGGCAGGCGCCGTTCCTGACCGCCGAACTGGCGGTCTGGGACGCCGCGGCGATCGCCGGCATCACCAGCGGCGAGCAGCGGGAACTCAGTTCAGCCTATCGCTACAAAGCCGACATGACACCCGGTTCGTATGAAGGCGTCCGCTACGACGGGGTGATGCGCGATATCGTTGCGAATCACGTTGCCTTGGTCGAATCGGGCCGCGCCGGTTCTGACGTCGTCGTGGGTGACGCGGCACTTCAACCCCCGCATTCGGGCCGGCTTACGCCGGCCGAAGCCGAATGCGCAGTCAAGGAGCAGTTCATCATGGCGAAGACCGCCGCCCTCAGCCGTACGGCGTTGTTCGCCAGCGGCGCGTTACGTACGTATCTACGGCCGAAGCTCGCGCAGGACGCCCGCGTCGACCTGGCCAAACTCATGGCCGGGGTCACCGGCAAAACCTTCGGTGCGCGGCGGCCGAAGCTGAAGCTGGCGTTGGACGCCGCGGTGAAGGGCAAGCTGGCGGCGGATGCGTCGCTGTCGGATGTCGATGACCTGCTCGACGAGCTGCAGGAGGCGATCAACGACGTCGCCGACGATCCCGACCCCGTGGTCGATCCGGTCGATGACGAGGCCGAGACCGAGGAAGAAAAGGCCGCGCGGATGGCCAAGCGCGCCGCCGACAAGGAAGCCCGCGACGCCGACCCGGACAAGGACGCCGATAAAGACGATGACAAGGACGCCGACAAGGACAAGCCCCCCATGGACAAGCCCGGCATGACCAAAGCGGCGATGGACAAGCCGGCGATGGACGCGGTGATCGCGACGGTGACCGCCGCCGTCCGCGCGCAGACCGTGGCGCACATGAACGCCATCCGCGCCGCCGAGGACGCGGTGCGCCCGCATATCGGCACGCTGGCGGTGGCGATGGACAGCGCCGACGACGTTTACCAGCTGGCCCTCGATCACCTGAAGGCGCAAGGCCATCCGGTCGACCTGATCGGCGTGCCGCGGTCCGCCTATGGCCCGCTGTTCCGCGCCCTGGCGCCGATGGCGCAGGCCGCCGCGGCGAGGCCGCAGCTCCGGATCGGACAGGGTGGGATTGCGCAGGATGCCGCGCAGTCACGCGACTTCAGCACCCGCTTCCCCGCCGTCGCCGCGCTGCGCGTCATCTGAGGAGATCGGTCAATGCCATTTCAGGGCCAGGTCAATGTCCAGCCAGGTGTTGCCGCACCGGGTGATTTTTGTGACCATAATCCGCGTCATTCGGTCGACGCCGGGCCCGGTGGGCTGGTCGCCGGCCCGGCCGGGGTCACCATCGGGCGGTTTGCCTGGTGGGATGCCGCGACGCAGTCGGTCGTCAGCAACACCGGTGCCGGGCCGGTCACCGGCTTTGTGCACCGTGAGCAGCAGGCGCTGATCACCGTCTATCTGGCGGAAACCAGCGTGGTCGTGCCGCAAGGCTTCCCGATCACGCTGATGAGCACCGGCGGCTACTGGGTGCTCAACGCCGGTGCGACGCAGGCGCTGCCCGGCATGAACGCGTTTGCCAGCTACGCCACCGGCGCGGTCAGCTTCGGTGCTTCCGGCAGCGGTGGCGCGGCCGCCTCGGTGACCGGCTCGATCGCCGCGGCAACCGCGTCCGTCACCGGCTCGATCGCCGGCGATGTGCTGACGGTGACCGCGGTCGGCTCCGGCACGCTGGTGCCGGACGGCACCTTGTCCGGCACCGGGGTGGCGAGCGGGACGATGATCGTCGCGCAAACCTCCGGCACCACCGGGGGGATCGGCAGCTACACGGTCTCGATCCCCGAGCAGACCGTCGCCAGCACCACGATCAGCGAGACCTACGGCGTGCTCACCGTCACCGCGGTCGGCTCCGGCGCGCTCGGTGTGGGTGATGCGCTGTCCGGCACCGGGGTGACCGCCGGCACGATCATCGCCGGGCTTGGCACCGGCACCGGTGGCACCGGCACCTACATCGTCACGCCGACGCAGACGGTCGCCTCCGGCACCATCGCCTCCGGTCTCGGCGTGCAGACCAAATGGATCGCCATGTCGTCCGGCCTGCCGGGCGAGCTGGTCAAAATGTCCAGCACGCCGCTTGGTTAAGGAGAACACATAGTATGCTTCGCAATAGTGACTTTGACCGCTTCGAGGCGGCCGGCATCCACCTTGAGGGTGCCATGGAGTATTTGAAGCCGGAATGGCGTTCCGACTATCGCCTGGCGATGGACGCGCAGCCGGCGCTGACGACGACCTCCAACGCCGGCATCCCGGCGTTCCTGACCACGCTGATCGATCCGAGCATCATCACGGTGCTGTTCTCGCCGAACAAGGCCGCACAGATTTTCGGTGAGGTGAAAAAGGGCTCCTGGCTTGACCAGACGGCGCTATTCCCGATGGTCGAGCTGACCGGTGAGGTCAGCAGCTATGGCGATTACAACACCAATGGCCGTACCGGGCTGAACACCGATTTTCCCAATCGTCAGGCCTATCTCTACCAGATCATCAAGGAATACGGTGAGCTGGAGATGGAGCGGGCCGGCCTCGCGCGCATCTCCTGGGCGGCCGAGCTGGACAAGGCGTCCGTGACGATTCTGAACAAGTTTCAGAATTACACCTATTTCTTTGGCGTCGCCGGCCTGGTCAATTACGGCCTGTTGAATGATCCGTTTCTGTCGGCGGCGTTGACGCCGGCCACCAAGGCGGCGGGTGGGGTGACGTGGTTTGTCAACAATTCGCCGAATGCCACGGCGAACGAGGTCTACAACGACCTGGTCGCCTTGTATGTGCAGCTGGTCAATCAATCCGCCGGCCTGGTCGAGCTTGATCAGGAGGGACCGATGGTGCTGGCGATGGCGCCGAGCGTGCAGGTGGCGCTGACGTTTACCAACCAGTACGGCATCACGGTGCGGAAAATGCTGGAGACGAGCTATCCGAAGATCCGCTTCGAGACGGCGATGCAGTACGGCAAGATCTCGGCGTCCAACCCGCAGGGCATTGCGGCGGGCAACCTGGTGCAGCTGATCGCCGAGGGTGTCGGCGGTCAGGACACCGGCTACTGCGCCTTCAACGAGAAGCTGCGCACGCATCCGATCATCCGCGATCTGTCGTCGTTCAAGCAGAAGGCGACGCAGGGCACCTGGGGCGCTGTGATCCGGCAACCCTTTGCCATATCGCAATTGATCGGGGTCTAGACGCCATGGCCGGCTTCGTCACGGTTGCCTGCAAATATCCGCCCGGGGTGATCATCCGCGGCTTCAAGATGGTCCCCCGCCAGGAGATCATCATGGGCGGCCAGACGCGCGATATCGTCGAGGCGGTGCCGACCGGGGAGATCTTTGTCATCAAGGGACCCGGCGCGCCGTTCGGGCAATCGCCGAAAGCGCCGGTCTCGTCGGGTTTCGCGCTGACCGCGAATGTCGATGCCGCGGTGTGGGAGCAATGGCTGGCGCAGAACAAGGATTCCGAGCTGGTGCGCAACGGGCTGATCTTCGCGCATGCCAAGCCGGCTGAGCTGGACGCGGTGACCCGCGCCAACGAGACGCGTCGGACCGGGCTTGAGCCGATGACGCCGGACGGTGATCCGCGGATGCCGAAGTCGCGCACGCAGCTGGCGGGTGGCGCGCTGTCCGGCCTGGAGACGGCCGCGCGTGGCGCCGGCACCTAGCGCGTGTCCGGCACCGGTCTCAACGCGCCGGGGGTCAACACGACCGGCATCGTTGTATTTTCGTACAGCCAGTGGCAGTTCCGTTATCCGGAGCTGGCGGCGTTCGTACCGGCCGGGATGGCCGCCGCCTACTTCGCCGAGGCCGGGTTGTATGTCGACAACTCGCCTTGCGGCATCGTCACCGATCTCGGCCGGCGCGCGCTGATCCTCAACATGCTGGTGGCGCACCTTGCCGCGCTGAATGCGCCGCTGAACGGACAGCCATCGTCGCCGCTGGTCGGGCGGATCTCGAACGCCTCCGAGGGCAGCGTCTCGGTCGCGACGGCGTTGACCGTGCCGGGCAGCGCTGAATGGTTCGCGACGACCAAGTACGGGCTGGCCGCGTGGCAGGCGTTGGCGCCGTACCGGACGGCTCGTTACGTGCCCGGACCCGGCGCGTGGGCCGGTTTCAACAGGAGGTGGTAGCATGCCCGATGGTGTTCTCTCCGGCGGCGGCAAGCTCGACAAGTACCTGACCAAGACCGCCGCGCACGTCGGATCGCGACAGGAGGTCAGCGTCGGCTTTTTGAGCGGCGCGACCTATCCGGACGGCAGCTCCGTCGCGATGGTGGCCGCCATCCAGGAATTCGGCGCACCCAGCGTCGGCATTCCCCCGCGGCCGTATTTCCGGTCCATGATTGCCGCGCACAAAGCCGAATGGGGCGATCAGCTCGGCCGCGTGCTCGTGGCGCAAGACTACAACGGCACCGCCGCACTGGGATCGATGGGCCAGGTCATCGCCGGTGAGTTGCGTGAATCCATTGTGGCATTGACCGCGCCCCCGTTGTCGCCCGTTACGCTCATGCTGCGCGAAATGCGCCACCTGAATCCCGATCTCGTGGTGACCGGAGCAACCGTTCGCGACGCCGCGGCGCGGGTCAAGGCGGGTCTGTCCTATTCAGGTGCGCCGACGAAGCCGCTCGTCGATACCGGTCACCTTCTGCAGTCGATCGATTACGAAGTCACGGGCGGGTGAACCTGCATCAGATCGTCGCCGGCGCAGTCGCGGCCATCAACCCAGGCGTCCGCGTCACCATCATGCGCTCGACCGGCTATACCACCGCCGCCGACGGCACCCGGGTGCCAGGCTACGCCGCACCCGTCGCGACCACCGCACAGATGCAGTCGCTGACCTACAGCGACATCCAGATGCTGGATGGCCTGAACATCCAGGGCGAGCGGCGGGCGCTTTACCTCAACGGCAACTGGGAGGGCCTGGTGCGGTCCGATCAGAAGGGCGGCGACCTGATCACCTTCCCCGACGGATCGGTCTGGCTGGTGGCGATGGTGCTGGAGAACTGGGCATTCCGTGATGGCTGGGTGAAGATTGCGATTACGTTACAGAACCGCGCCTGACGGATGTCCGCAACACTCAGCCTGACCGAGGCGCAGACGCTGGCCGCGTTGCGCACGGTGCTGATCGGCCTGCTGCCGGCCGGCATCGAAATCATCAGGGCCGAAGGCAACCGGATCCCCGAGCCGCGGGGGGCCGACTTCGTGGTGATGACGCCGATGCGGCGTGAGCGGCTGTCGACCAATATCGCCACGTGGAGCGATGGCGCGCTGCTCGCCCCGCAGGTGCCAGGAACTCGCTCGGACATGCAACCAAGCAAGGTGTCGGTGCAGCTCGACATCCACGGACCGCTGAGTGCGGATACCACGCAGATCATCACCACGCTGTTCCGTTCCGATGTGATGTTCAACGCGTTTGCCTTCACGGGTGTCGCGGTGCAGGCACTGTACGCGGACGAAGCGCATCAGGCGCCGTTCATCAACGCCGAGCAGCAGGTCGAATACCGCTGGGTCTGCGATGTGACGCTGCAGGCCAATCCGGCTGTGACCTCACCGCAGGATTTCGCGCAAACCGTGACGCTCAGCCAGCCCGGCGGCTCGGCCGAGGCTCTAGCGTAACTTATCGATCTTAGCGTTTCGTTCGGGACAGCACATTCGAGACGAACCGGCGATTCGAGAGAATCGCCGGTGCCGAATGATGGCCGAAACGCTGAGGTGCCGAATGATGGTCGAAACGCTTGACCGCGGCGATCGCGGTCCTCGTACGGAGCCAACTCATGACGATTGTCGCCTCGCAGATTGTCCAGGTTGTGCCGAGCGTGGTCAGCTCGGGCGGGACGCCGGTCAGCACCGAGGGGCTGTTCCTGACCTCGGGGACGCGCGTGCCGATCGG